CCTTTGGCATAAGTAGTTGTAGTTTTTCTTCTTCCAGGCATAATTACTCCTTGCCCTCTAGTTGTTACACTACCAACCATACTCTCTCCTATTTAGTTAGTCCCTTTGCCTTCTCGAAACTTCTCATGCCGGCGACACCGAGCATAGAGGTGACGATTGCTAGTAAGGGCCCAGTTTGAATTTCCGGAGCGGCTAATTCCATTCCAGAAAATTTTGCATACCATTCAATAGATGGTGACAAAATAAATTCGAACATTAATGCAAAGGCTCCTACCCATCCTATGGCAGGTCGCCAGCCAGCAACGAATACGCTGCGATGGCTGGCTTCCTTGGCATTAACATCTAATTGTTTTTCTGCAAGCTTTTGTTGAATGCGTTGCATTAGAATTTTTTTATCAAGCTTCTCCTCTTCTGAGGTATGAAGTTCGTCGACTACTTTAGAAATAGTATTTAAAGCTCCGCCTTTTCCTCCTAATAACCCTGATATAACTCCAAGAACCATTTACGCGCCTGCGCCTGACATCTTCCAAAGAACAATAAGAACAATTACAACAATGATACCAGCTTTAATCCAGTCCTTCATTGCCCAATCATTCCATTCTTTAAGCCATGCCCAAAGATCTTTTAAAAGTTTCATATTAACCTCCTATGTCCATTCATATTTGCCACCTTTAATCGCCGCACCCATTTGTCCTTTAGTGAGTTTGGTTTTTAAAGGAAACTGCGGAACAGAAATAGCCTCTGCTTTTGTCGTAGAGACAGTTCCTTTTCTCGCATACGAGTTACCTTTAATAACTGTTCCAGGTTCTGCTTTACCAGTTCCTCGTTTCCAGTCACTACTCGGTTTAACACCTGTTAGACTTGTAACATTGTTTTTACCCATTGCACAACCTCCTATTATCGTTTGTATGTTAAAGCGTGACCCGTTCCAGTATGGACTGATCCGCCATGTGAATATTTTTTTACTGCGCCGCCTCTTTTAAAAGTAAGCCACGAATAGTTTTTTCCTTCTTCTTTAATGGCCCTGTCAACCTTTTTAAGTAAAGAATTATCAGAGTCATCCTTTTTTACCGCCCTAAATGCGTTCTTAATAGCTTTAATATTTTTAGGAATAGCCAGAATGCTAGCTGGATTAAAAATAACAGCTCTTAAAACTTTTTCTGGTTGTGACATTTTAGACAAATCCGTTGTTTTATTATCAGTCATATTATTATCGTTTGTATGTTACAGCGTGACCCGTACCATTATGGACTGCCCCGCCATGTGAATATTTTTTTACCGCGCCGCCTTTAGCTTTTCTTACTGCGCCGCCTTTTTTCATTAGAGCCATTTGAACAGCATTTTTAATGCTTGTTCGACCCTCTTTCACCGCGTTAAAAAGCGATGCAAGTTTTTCTTTACTAGCTACCATTTTTAACCTCCTTTGGTCCTTGTTTCGCGTAGTTTATTTTAATGCCCTGGGGCATTGGACCTCGTTTCGGAGGGATTGTCAGTGTTAATCTTTTTATCTTCTTCATTAGTGTATCGTTTGTTTATATTCTCCACTTACCTGATCCGTAAATACTTGAAACAGGTCTTGAGTTTGTTTAGGCCCAACCGTATCTACATAGATTTGTCGAGCTGCGGTCATGAATGCTGCACCGATCATCATTGGGTCTGAAGAAACTTGTTGCTCCATACAATGATGTAATAAGTCATAACATTTATGTAAAATAATATCCAATTCTTTTTGTTGAGTATCAGGCACGTCTTTTACCTTTTCCAGCTTTACTATAAGCAATTGCGATTTTTTGTTTTTGGGCTCGTCGTTTGCCATGTTTTTTCCTTGTCTTAGTCACAGCCTTAGGTTCATTACGATTAACTTCTTTAAAAGCTGCTTTTAAAGACATACTACCCCCTTTGGCTGCCATTTTCAAAGGATTAATCCCTGGGCGTTTTAATTTTTGACTTTTTATCAACTTAGCCATCAAAGATTTATTAATTTTTCTAGGATCAATAGACTCTGCTTGACGAGTTTTTTGCCGCTTTTGCATTTGCATCATTTTTTGCAAATTTTTTATCTGATCAGAAGTAAATTTAACCATTATTTATCCTTTTCACGAATTTTAGTCTCTTTCAAGTCGATATTTTTGTTACGCATGTCCTTATCCATCTTCTCTAAGTTAACATTAGCACGTAATTGAGCAATATCTTCCTGACTTTGTATTTTTTCTTGTTGCATGTTGGTATTTTGACCTAATTTTTTGTCTTGGAAGTCTAATTTTTGCTGTTCTTCCATGGCTTTACGTTGAATATCTTTTTCTCGAAGGTCAATTTCTTGTTGTTTTAAGTCAACTAAAGGATCTTGAGATCTTGCTTCCAACATTTCTTCCTCTTCTTCCAACATTTTATCCGTAATTTCCGCTACACGTGTAGCAATTTGTTTAGCTTTAGCTAATTCGGCTTGTTGTGCTAATTGTTGGGCTTGTTGCATACGAGCAGGATCCTGTTGTGCTTGTTGAACAGCCATTTGAACTTCTTGTAACTCTTTTGCCATTAATTGTTCAATCTCTTCTGTTGCTAATAAAGAAATATGTTCGGAAATATGGGCTTGTAAAAGACTCATTACTTGAGGATTTTGACGAATTAAAAAAGAACTCATAAAACCCCTGTGGGCATTAATATGGGCTTGATGATCTTGTCCGGGAAACGCATTTAATTTTTGTGCAGCTAACGCATTAGCATTTTCTCTTGCGGGATCAATAGGTGCCGGTTGAGTTGGTTGAGGTAAAATAACCTCAATATCTCTAACACCAAGAGCCATATACATTCTTCGGTAAGCTTCATACATGTTATGAAGTTCCGGAGCTGCTTGTGCCATTTGCATTTGTGTCTGTGCCAAGGTAACGCGTTGGGCCATCGAAAAAATATTAGGATCGGAAACAGGAATAATATCTACCCTGTCATCAAAATCACTTTGTTTAATCATTTGGTTTCCACCTTTCACCATGTAAGGATATTCAGGTGGGAGATATAATTGAATAACGCGTGCTAATAATTTAAATTCTTTTTTCTGTGAATAATGTAAACGCTTATGAATAGCATTCATTACTTTTGTTCCACGTTCAATAAGAGCCATGGTTGTACCAACAGGATTAGCTTGAGAACCTTCTCCTATTTTTTGATCCGCAATAGCAGCAAAACGTGTTCCTGCTTCAACAACAAAACCCAGTAATTGAAATAAAACGCCGTCTGGTCCTTTATAAGGTAAAGGAACTAATCCTTCTCTAAGGTTTCCGCTTGGGGCATCAACATCTCTAAATTCTCCTGGTTGGAGGGGATTGTCGTCGTCCCGAATTCGCAGTCCTCTAGCTTTAAAACCAGCTGGGAGATTGGACAGCGTACCTGCATCGATAAGTTGTCGAAGAGCTGCTGTTGCGGTTCGTGATAAACCCCCGAGCATGTGGATAAGGCCAAAGCCATAAAAACCAAGCCCAGGTAAAAACTTGTAGTGTACAAAATATTGTATTTTCTTTTTAAGAGGATCATTAGGATTCCAGTTACGGTATATGGACAATACTTTATTAGAGCCTTTGTCAATAGTTACAATGTAAGGAACCTTAACACCACTTGGATCTTCAAATCCCACTAGATCTAAATCCACGTGAAATTCTAAAAGATTATAAACATCCATTGATGTTTCTTCATTCGTTCCGTCTAAGTCGTTATATTTATTTTGAATGTCGCTGTCGTCTGGTAAAGAAGGTTTAATATCAATATCACGGAAAAAACCAGAAGCTTGTTTTTTACGTAATTCATTATCCATCATCGTTACAACATGACACACACGTTCACACGATTGAATGTCTGTTGTTAAATAAGGCAGCACGATATCTTCGGCTGGAATAAACTCGGCGACAGCACGTTGTTTAAGATCTGAATAATAAATCTTTTTAAACGCACTGCCAGCGAGCGGGAGGAAGAAGAGCAATTGATCCATGTCCGGATCATACTCTTCCATGACATCCATGATCTGATAGTTCATGAAGTCTTTAACTCTGTTAGCCTGCTCTTGAACCTGAGGATCAATCGCGCCAACAATCTGTGTTCTCACCGGCCCATCGGCTGGGAGTAATTCTTTATAGGCTTGTGCCTGAAATTGTGTAACTGTTTCTGCTAGTAAAGGATGGGTAACGGAGCTTGCTCCAGTAAAGGGTTGTGTTCTATCGGTATATTTAAATCCTAAAAGATCGAGTCCATCCACGTAAGCTTTTTCCCAATCTCCACGGCTAGACTTATCTTCATCATATAAACCAAATAAATCATCGGCTAATTTATTAAGTTCTGTTTCTTCTACTACTTCTGCTAGGTTAAGCCCAAAATCTCCTTGGGCCACGGTCATCTCTTCTGGATTAACAATGGCTGAACCATCTTCCATTATTTCTACATCTTCTTGAACCCCAGTTCCTGGTTCTTGAATTTGTACATTAGCTGCTTCTTCAATAATTAAATCGTTTACATCTACTTCGGGTCTAATAGGTGTCTCTGCCATCAGTAATATTCTCTCTCCTCACGCTCCACAGGTTCGTCATCATAATCGTCGGGTAACGCCAGTAACCCTCCTTGTCGAAAACGCATTAATGCTTGTGTTACGGTATCAACGTAATCATCATGATCACCATAAGGGAAAGCGGCGCATTCTTCAATAACTTCTTCCGCCCATCTCTTTTTTGGTGCCCAGACCTTTCCAGACTCAAATAATGTTGAACATGCGTTTACACGGGTATGCTTATCATTTCCTTTGCTTGGTGTAAAGTTAATCACGGGAATCCCTATTTGTCGAAGTTCATGAGTAAGAGGCATCCCTGATGCTTTGGCTTCAATAATAGTTGTCTCAGGTTCCCAATATTTATATTGTTTTAAGGCAACTCTTTTTAACTCAGGAAAATCCCATCTACCTTTTTGGGCATCCAGTAAAATCATGGACGGCGGTTCGTGTTCCACGGGCTTAAAAACACCCCACGTAGTAATCGCACTGTAGTCGGCTGATTCTTTTTTACTATAAGCTGTATCATAAGATTGAATAATATGCATCAAATCAGGAATATCCTCTTTCTGCCAACGTTGCCACCATTCACGCTTAATAAGAGCTCCTTCCTCGGATGTTGGATTTTGTTGATATTGGGCTTGCCATTTAGCCTCGGTCAGCGAAGCTTTAGTTTGATTTAATACTTCGGGTGTCCAGTACTCCGGCCAGAGAGAATTACCACTGGGAAGAATAGCGGGAAACTCAATTACTTCCCATTGATCGGCTAAAGGTTCTGATTGGTTGCGTAGCAACCTTTCGGTAAGATCTTTGGTTGACCATCTGGTCATGACAATAACAATACTTCCTCCAGGCTGCAGACGTTGACGAGGGCCAGAGGTATACCATTCATACGCACTATCTAAAGCTGTATCGCTTAATGCATCTTGCTCGGAGTGGGGATCATCAATAATTAATAAATCCGCACCACGGCCCGTGATGGACCCTCCTACACCCGCGGCGAAATATTCTCCTCCCCCACTTACATCCCAACGGCCCGCGGCCTTAGAATCGGCAGCAAGTTTTACTTCAGGAAAAACTTTTCTATATTCAGAAGAATCAATTAAATTTTTCATTTTACGTCCAAAACGAAAAGCCAGTTCTGCATTATGTGTAGTTTGCATTATTTTTGCTTTAGGATTCCTACCAACAAACCAGGCAGGAAAAAGGTATGAAGCAAATTCTGACTTCGTATGCCTTGGTGGCATATTAACAATCAGACGCTTCAAGGTACCATCGGCAACTTTTTGAAGCTGTTCTGCATATTTAATATGATGTTTTCCTTCAATAAAATCAGGCCATACTGATTTTACAAACATTAAGAATTCATTTTGAGTCTTAGTTTGAAACTCTAATTCAAGTTTTTTAAGTAATATCTTAAGGTCTTGATCAGAAATATGCTCGAGTTTCTTAGGATCTAGTTTCATTTTGAATCTTTTATCATATATACTGTTTATATCAATCTTGCCCCGGAGCCTGAATCAGAAAGTACTTTTTTCTATTTAGGGGGGTGGGGTGGAATTTTAGTAAAAAATCCCGTTGCGATTGGGTGTAAGTACCTAGAGCCAGATTAGAACTCAGTAATTTACACCTGCAGAATTAATATTTATTCAAGCGACTTTCAGTCATAACCAAACGGCTTGGTTAATCGTTTAAGTATCTAACCTAGATAATCATATTTAAGTTGTTCTAAAAATTGAACAACCTCTGTTTGATTAGTTGATACATAATCTTTTATTTGGTTTTCATCTAGTGAAGATAATAACTCTTCATCTAATGGTAAATCTAAATAATCATCTAACTTATTATTATCTAATAAGGGTGTATTATTACGATATGCAATATCTTCCTTTTCATCTTCATAATCCCAAGAATTGTAACCATACCCACTATAACCATGAGTGTAGTTTCTATTCCATGACCATTTAGATTGAAAAGAATTATCATTGGAAAACCAGATTTTGTTTTTCTTGCTCCACAGTTTTTTATTTACATAAATAAAAGTTTTACTTTTACCATCTGCAAATACTAACCTTGAACTATCAACATCGCTATTTAATTGTTCTAACCATTTTTGATTATAAATT